AGGGAGACTTGTTACAGAGATAGCTGACATTAGAATACTCCGGGTATGATCTGTCCTGTTGTTGCGTAGGCTCCTACAGCTGCTACGAATCCGAGCATTGCTGCCCAGCCATTAAATCTTTCTGCTTCTGGTGACATTAGTTTTTGTTTTGGTAATAGTTGAATGGGTGGTTCGTTTGGGTAGATGTTTTCTCTACCATCTGTATCGGTGGTAATCATTTGCGTCTTTTCTTTGGTCGTTTCTTTGCTGTTAAAGCGGATCGTCTAAAGTTTGCAGCTGTTGGTGCACCTTTAGATCCCGGCTTCCTCATCTTCTCGCCAGAGCCTGCTTTGATTCTTTTTCTCTTGGCGTGAATGTTTGCGTAAAGTCCTCTCTTAGCCATTAGCGTTTTTTACCTTTATGTTTGCAGCCACATTTGCTGCCTTTTTTGTGTGCCATGTTAGCATTTCCATCGTCTCATGGCAAGAGCCTTACGTGTAGGCTTGCCGTTCTTTCTCATCGGACCCTTCATGCCTCTAAAGCGAGCACAGAACGAGCGTTTGCGTGGACCACCTCCGGGCTGTGGAGCCTTGAGGTTGGAGCCGGTAGCCCGATTGTATTTTTTTCTACCGGCTGCTGTGAGACCTCCCTTACGGCTCTTGTGTACGCCGATTCTAAGGGAGACGTTCTTTTTCTTTACTGCCATTATACTCCATCGAACATTTGACGTCTAGCTCTTTTCTTGATCTCAAGAAAATCTTCAAAGTCTTTGTCTGTCATGTCGCTGTTCATAAGATTGCTAAACGCATTGTCAGTAGCGTCTCGATACTCACTCAGTGTGAGCTTTCTACCTGTACCTCCTAGCTCTGGACCTCCCATGCTTATCAACATTTCTTCATTCATAAGCTCAGGTATCGGTTCACCACTAGGGTCAACAGGTATCATCATCTCATGGTTAGGAAGTTGGTAGTAATCACGACCATCAGGTAACTGGAAATCAGGCGAGTGGTCGTGATCTTTTCTATTGTGTGCTAAATCAATTCCGGTAAGACCTTTAAACCTTTCTTTAGCATCCTCAATCATCTGTTTATCTTTTATAAACATCTCAGGATTCTTGTATGGTCGGTTGTAGAATAGTCTAGTAGGTATCTTACCATCTTGAGGTAAGGACACATAGTCTATCGGTAAAGATAGTTGTATGTCATCGTCATCATCCTCGTCAGCTTTGTAGTCAGGATGCTCTGGGTTATTCTTATCAAATATTTTGTAAGGTCCATAACCCATGGCAGGCTCCTTTCCTTGGCTGATTAACATTGGGTTGATGTATTGATTAGGTCGATAATCTTTATCTCTGATTCCCAGTTGTGCCATTACTTCTTCTTCAGTATCTTTTTCTGTACAGCTTTAGGTAGCTTAGATAGACCTTTGTTTTTAGCTGGTGGTCTACCCTTCTTACTTCCGTAAGTACCTTTTCCCATTGGCATAGTTGTTCTCCTAAAATTTGACGTTTGGTGATCTCTCTAATTTTTGCATGATGTCCCTACGATATGCTGGATCATTCTCATAGCGTGGGTCGCCCATAGCTGCTACAACTTCTGCTTGGCTACGGAACTGATCGTTACTTTGTTTAGGTGCTTTGCCTTGTACCATGTTTCCTTCGTATCCTATGGAGTCATTGTATGCGTAGGCTAAAGCTCTGACTGCAAAGAAAGCTGAGAGTGGGTCTCCTTTAGCCATCACAGCGTCGAACATATTTACCTCTGTTTCATTCAGTGCACCTTGTGCCCACTGTATCATGTTAGTATAGTTCTCTTCTCCGCCAACAATACCTTTAAGTTCTGTAATGTCTTGCTCAGAGAAGTCTTTGCCTCCTGTCTCACCAGTCTCAACTTGCTTACGATACTCAATGTGCATCTTAGCTAGTTCTACTGGGTCCATACCTTTGAGTTCTTCTAATGCTTCTTCGTGGAACTCTTCGTTGTTAGCTTCATATTCCCACAGCTCGTCAAGTAGATTAATTTCTACATCTTCATCTTCATCTGACTCTGACTCTGCTGTTTCTTCTTCCGCTTCTTCTGCGGTATCTTCTTGCTGACCAAGCTTCTTCTGCAACTCAATGTATCCTTGCTCTAGCTCTTCAGCATTTTTATACTTGCCTGCTAGTAGATTGTCTTGAGCTTCTTGCATCTGCTCGCCAACTTTAAGAGAATCTTGCTCTTCAGCAGAGAGGTTATCAACTGATGTAACCTCTGTCTGATTCTCAAATGTTAGTGTTTCTGCCATATTATTGTGGTGGTTGTTCTGCTAGTTGTGGATTCTTAGAAGGGTCTAGCATTGGAGCTTTCATGATACCGGGGGTAGCTTTGATTGCTTCCATCTCAGCTTGTTGTTGTTGTGCCTGCTGATCTGCTTCTTGTACTTCTTGCATAGTCTTCACAAGATTTAGTACATCTATACCTTGTGCAGCTGCAAGTCGTTTTACAACCTCTTCTGGGTTTATATATGTAGCTATGGCTTCTGGTCCCATAGTCTGTGCTATGGTTTGTAAAAACTGACCGAGTGCCTGTACATCTTGTCCTCTACCGAGTTGATTAATACCAGCTACAATGATAGGCTTGACCATACCTTTTGGTATACGTGGTATCTCACCTGTCTTCTGGAATACACTCAGCTTTCTGTTGAGGTATGGTACTAAGAACTCAACTGTGAGCAATCCGAAGAGCCCACCCAGCTGTTGTTCTAGTTCCATCTGTGTCATGCGTACCTCTTCAGCTGTGGTTCTTTCTGACTGTCTGACTGACAGAATCAGGAACGCTTCGTTCAACCGCTTCTCGAGAGTCTGCATGTGCTGCAATGCCGTAGCAAAGTCAGCTGTTTTACCGACTTGTATTACACCTATGTCGTCGGGTCTACCTTGTACGATAGCTCCGTTGCCAGCTGCTGCTAGCGTCTGTGGTTTTGTAGTACTAGATGGTGATACAGTAAATACAACCTTAGCGGCTGCTGCACTACCTTCTACTATAGCTTGTGATAAAGCCTCGAGAGACTTGAGATCACCTATAAACTGTCCTACTCTGCCTCTACCATATGCTTCTCCATCTACTGTATTAAATCGTAGCGGTAGCCATGGTGTTGCATCGACTGGTGCTTTACTATCTGTGCCGGGTATCTTTTTATTGTCTACTTCTTGATGCCAGATAAACCTGTTGTTATCACGTCTGACATGTGTATAGACATCAACTTCATTGTCAGTGTCTTCGCCATCTACCACATCCTGTTTTGTTGATGGGGTATAGTTAGGTACAAGATCACTGTCGATTCTTTCTTTAGTGATAATTTCAGTCACGTTGCCGTTGCCGTCTCGTTCTACAACAAAGCGATTCAGAGGATATAGTTTCAGTCCCTGTTTGCCCATGAAGATAAGAGCATTACCACCTACAACTAGATGCTGTAATGCTTGGTGTATTACTACACGATCATCTGATGCTGCGATAGCATCAAGGATGGTACGTTCTATCTTTGCAAAGGACAGGTCAAGTTCTGATTTTATTTCCGGACCAAACTCTTCACCGAGCTGAGACTCATCTAGCTGTAGCTTGAAGAAGCTAGTCTGGGGTGGGACTAGACTAAGGGAAAGCTTGGAAGCTAGGGCTACTACACCCTTTGCTCCCACACTTTGCCATGGAGTTTTCAGCTGTTTCATACCTTTCTGGTAGTCTTCGTGACCACGTATGAGGTATGGCAAGGTAAGTTTAGTAGCGTCTTCTGCTTCTGTTAGAAACTGGGAACGATCACTGGATAAATTATCATACCTAGATTTTGCTGTCATTGTTATATGTTAAGATTTGTTAGCTTCGCTATTCTATCGCCTGCTCTTGAGAACTGATCTCCAGTTCCACCTCTTCTACGACGTGCACCAAAGAGTCTAACTCTTCTACGTCCTCTAGATCTACCAGCTCGTAGTGTTGGTGACAATGCTTGATCGCCCTGTGGTATATAACCTACAGAACCTTGTCCACCAAACATACCAGCTAGACTGCTAGTTAGTTGTGTGTTATATGCTTGATTTTGTATACGTGTCAAGTCTTCAGCTCCACCACCAGTTACGGTAGGAGCTGCACCTGTCTCTTCGATAGGCTGTCCTATAGTTGGTGCTATTTCTGGTTGTATTGCTTGAGCAGCTACTTGCTGTGCTATTCTAGATGCTCCACCACCTCCACCACTTCTTCTTCTAGTTAGAGTTGGTCTAGGTCCACGTTGATCTCTTGCATCTTGTATTGCTTCGTTACTCTTTGGTATTAACCTGTTAGTCAAACGATTGTTAATGCCTAAAGCTCTTGCCGGAGCTGTAATTAAATTACGTGTACTACGCAAAGCATTAGTCATATTGAGATTAGTGTCTGACAAGTTGTAGAAACTACCGGGCTTATAAGATGTGTAGTCAGACTCTGGCTCTGGACCGCCGGGTCCGGGTCTGTTAAACGTACCGTCAGCACTCATTACGTTTGGATTACCTGTAGGTTTCTCTACTTTAGCTGCCTCTTGTGCCTTTCTTCTTACTGCTGCCGCTTGTTCAGCTCTTCTCTTGGATGCTGCTGCGTCAGCTCTTCTCTTAGCTGCTGCTGCGTCAGATCTTCTCTTAGCTGCTGCTGCATCTGATTTCCTCTTAGCTGCTGCCGCATCTGCTCTTCTCTTAGCTGCTGCTGCTCTCTCAGCTTTGAACTTTCTGTTTCGTTCAGCTGCTGCCTCTCTCATTCTTTGTTCATTTCTGGCTTTAGTCTGAGCGATGGTTCTCTTTTGAGCAATTCTTTTTCTAGCTGCTGCCTGTGCTCTTGCTCTAGCTGCTGCTCTGTTTGCTGCTCTGTTTGCACCAGAGGGCTTTCTACCAGCTGCCTTACGTGCTGCTACTCTTTTTCTAGCTGCTGCCTGTGCTCTTGATCTTGCTGCTGCTCTGTTAGCAGCTCTTCTACTTTGAGCAGTTCTCGTATTTCTTCTCCTACTAGTTCTAGCTCTCGATGTTCTACGTCTTGAGCGTCTTGAGCGTCTTGAGCGTCCTCTTCTAGCCATTGTCTTCCTTGTTTATACGTTTGTTATACCATTCAACAACAGAGCGTTGACCGGCTAAGTACATGACTTCGCCGATGCTCTGCTTTGGATGTGGGTTTACGGGTGGGAAGTTTTCCTCTAGCTCTATCTGTATAGAGCCTATGGTTGGACCAATGATGGCCTCAAGCATATTGTGGGAGGTTGGTGTTTGCATGTTCAAAAAATGCTGGCATACGAGCTGCCTTTGTGTCTGAGAATTGTGGGGCTTTGCCCTGATACATTAACTGATCGCTCGCATCCAGCCAAAATTTTTTCGCTAAATATTTATCAGTGTGGTTCTCTGCTAGGGGTTGTAGTACCCATTGTATAGTTGCCTTCCGAAGCTTATCCAAAGAAGTGCTAGGAACAAGACCCAGCTCAGTACATACGAGACTATTTGTCGCAACGTGTATCTGTTCATCTCTGGATATATCAGCTGATACTGTTCTGAGAGCAGCATCACCAAGAAAGCGAAACATAGGTAGTAGAACAAAGAATATAGCTCGCTCTGCAACGAGTGCCTTTGTGATAGTGTGGTCAGGGTGTGCAATCCAAGCATCTCTTAACCTCTTTGCTTCAAGCTCAGACTTGAGATCAGCCCCATGGGCGTCAACAATGAAGCCCAGAGCGAGATCATGTTTAATCTCATCTTGTACGTTTGACTCAAGAAGTGTCCTCGCTGCTTCCGGGACTTCTTTCTCCAGTCCCTGAGAAATAAATTCTCCAACTGGTAGCTCCATATGACGTATTGCGAGTGCACGCTTGATGGTTTCTTCAGCACCTTCTTTTAATACTCCTTTGGTGGGTTGGACTGGTGTCCATGTTCTTTTTCTGTTTTGTAATTTTATGTAGGGGTTCATTGTTGGCAGTCACATTCAATAGTTGTATCCCTTTCT